GTAATCGAGTCACCGAGGTAGCCCCAACTAGAGGTAAGAATCCCCCTGGCGGCACCGGCAAACGTGGCAGGGAGCCCGGTTTCGAGCGTGGCGAGGTCGGTAGCCACGGACGCGATGTCGGTGGCGTGCTGCGCGATCGACACATCGATGGCGGCGTGCGTGGCGAGGTGGCCAGATTGGCCTTCGGTGTATCCCATGGAGGTCTCCTAAATAGTTCGGTTACGCGGCGAGCTTGAGTTTGGTCAGCCATGCGTTCACGCCGGGGATCGCCATGACGCGGGCGAATGCGCCGGCGAGCGCGCCGATCGTGGCGACAGCGCCGGTTGCCCAGGCGAGCCATGCGGGTGGGAGAACAGCGGCGACAGCATCGAGGATCTGCGGCGCCACGGTAGCGATGGCCGCGACGACGACGACGGAACCGAGGATGGCGCCGGCGACGGTCTGCAGGATTGTGCGGAACGCGGCGGTCCATGGGCGAGTGACCTGCGTTGCCGGGGTAGGAATCGTGGTGGTCATGGTCTATTTCTCCTTGGGGTGGGTGTCTTCGAGTTCGTGCCGGATCTGGTCTTCGTTATCGGCGGCCCGGATTCCTGCATGGTCGAGTCGAACAAAAATGGCGAGCATTCCGCGTTCAAGGCGGTCGACGGCGAGTTCGGTGCGGTCGCCGGAATCCTTGATCGAACTGCCGTCGTTCTTGTGCGTCTCGTGGTAGATGCCCGCAATCCTGCTGTCCTGAGTGGCGAGTGTTTTCGATTGGCTCGCGAGGGTTTCTGTGGTGCTCTCCATGAATTCGGTCAGCCCATGGATCGAATCGAGCGTCCTGGCAACGGCGAGGAAGCCGGTAGCAATTGCGCGCAGCGAGCGCCACCACTTCGGCCCCCAGCGAATGACGACGAATGCCCCGAGCAGCCACACAACAATCTCGAATAGCGTCACCCCCTGCATGAATTCTTCGAGTGCCGGAGGTATCAGTCCTGGCGGCATGTGCATGAATCGCAGCTAGGTCCGCATGGGCAGGTCGAGGTTGGATCGTGGCGGCAGGTCATGGGCTCCCCTTCCGGGGTGTACTCGTAGTGCGTGGGAGCGGTAAGGTGCGCTCATGGGGAAAATCAGGAAGTCGCACTGGGGAATCATTGGATTCGCCGCGGTCCTAGCTCTCGGCGGCGGCGCGGCCGCAGTCTCAGCCCCCACAGCATCCGACTGGAAAACGGCCGGTGGGCCATGCGCCCACGAGGACAGCAACGGTTGCTACTGGGATGCCGCTGAGCGCTCCAACGGGATTGGGCGTAGCTTCACCGCCTCCGACGCTGGGATTGTTACCTACTGGGACGGCAAGCCGTAACCCTCAGGGCGACCAATGAACTGGACGACAAGCGTGCCTATCGACCGATCGCCACTCGTGTATCCACCGCTGGCAGCCCATGCGAACGCACGGTACTCGTGAGTGAAAACATGGGTCCCAGCTGGCACCGTTACGATTCGTTCGCAGAGGTACGGGAATTCAGATTCAAGAAGCGCACCGGCGCTCCCTGATATGCCGCCTGAATTCACCAGCCCGATCGCAGCCCCATCTAGCGCAACCCTGCCGTAGTAGTACGAGCCAGACCCTGCGCTAGTCCCACCCATAGGGGAAACGAACACCTGTGCCGCATACGACACGCGCGCGACGAGGTCCTCTGTCGTCGTCACGGTAATCGCCGCACCGGACTCAACGAACGGCACAAAGGGGCTTTCCTCCCATTCGACGGCCTCATCTGACGCGGTCAGGGTTTTCAAGGAAGCCAGATACGCGACCTGCAGTTGCACCTGGTTCGCAGTGTTGCCAATGTTCGTACCGCTGGGGCGTTGCAAGTCGCGGAGCTGCGTGCGGATGTCCTTGAGCTCACGGACGAGCGGTTCTAGTCCGTCGCCGTCTGGAGTGGGGTACTTAGACATTAGTCCGCCAATCGTGGTGCGCATTGAATTTGGATGTCGATACCTTTTTCGTCGCCGGAGATGCCAATAATTCGCTGGCGGAATGTGCCGCCATTAGGCATGTACGGGTCGCCGCCGCCCGTGCCCTTGATGATCGGGTCGGGTGTGGAGATGATCTGACCGAACAGGTCATGGAAGGTATCGGTGAAGTAGTCGGTGACAACCTGGATGAATCCACCCGTGCCCGTGTCTTTGTCGACCGGGGCGAAGATTAGATCGACGTAGTCGCCAACGGCGTACTGTCCGACGAAGGGCCCCGCAGGCTTGTCGTACTGGTCGTAGGGGCGAGCTTTCGCTGTAAATGACCACACTTCCACCGAGCGCTTCCCAGAGGCTGTGTCGGCGTTTGCGTAGTCGTCAAGGGTGGACTGGATCTCGACGCTCGAGTGCGACGTGTCAGTGAGCTCCATGAGCGGATACCCGGAGTCAAGGAGAGACGAATCGTAGGACCGTGCCACCAGAACGGTGTCCGCCTTGCGACCTCCGGTCTGCCAGGCGAGAGATCCGAGATTGGTGGCGTCATCCTTGATGCTGAGATTCGAGATCGGCGACTCTGGAGCCGTGACATTCCACGCCAGAACCGCAGTCGATGTGACCTGCGGTTCTGCGACTGTGCCAACCTGCAGCAGCCATTCGACGCCGAGCCGATCCTCAGTGAAGCGCGGCATGAAGTTGATCTCTGGCCCGTTCTCCAACTCGGACAGCTGCGTGAGCGCCTCACCAATCGACTTGAAATCGACGCCGAGGTACGTGTGGGTTGCGTCGGCGATCTCGTCGGCTTGAAACACGATCGGCAGGTTTCCACCGGTCCATGTCTGCGCCTGCTGCACGAGCCTCTTGGCCCTAGTCCCAACGGATACGCCGCTAATCGTGGTAGTCAACGCTGGGTTCGGAATAGTCTTCGTGGCATCGTCCGGGTCAGGTACAGTCCACTGATCGACACCGATCGTCTGAGCTAAGAGCGGGAGAATGATGCGGTGATCGAAGTACGACAGCATTCCCTTCGCGGCCAGCGCGAGCTTCTTGCTGTCGCGGTCGTAGTTGCGTACCCAGATTGGACCGCCCGCCATGATCACGCCGTCCTCCACAATGCACAGCGCAGATTGTGCGGGAGTGGCCGAGTTCCGCAGGTTCAGCGCCTGCACGTCTGGGTCGTTCATGTCGACGGAAATGCCTACTGACTCCGCAGCACCTAGCCGGTCGTCCCATGGCCCGGTGAGCACGGGCACGTTCAGGATGCGCCGGCCAGTTCGGAGGTTGGCGAGGATGTACTCGGTCATGATGGCTCCGGTTACTTGGCGAGGGACTTGAGCACACCACCTGGGAGCACTGTCCCATCCGCGAGAGTGACCGAAGTGGTTTTGAATGCTACGTCATACTGAATCTCCGCCTGTCGTTCCAGCCCAGCGAGTGTGCGTAGGACGCCCGCCGACGTACCGCGGCTCGTCGGTGTTTCAAGAAAGAGCGCATCGAATACAGCGCGGGTTTTGGTAAGCAGTTCTGCCTGCTCATCGTCGGATAATGCCATGAGGAAACCTTCTTCAATCTTGGTCGTGCTGGATGATGCGGAGACCGCTCCGCCAATCAGCGGATTCGGGTCGATGATTGATCCGTTGTGGCGGACCTCGAAATGCAAGTGCGGGCCGGACGCATTGCCCGTGTTCCCCATGAGGCCGATCTGCTGATGCACCACGACAAAATCGCCAACCGCAACCCACGGAACCGTAGTCGGCAGGTGTGCGTACAGTGTCTGATAGCCGTCGCCATGGTCGATGATGATGTAGTTGCCATAACCACCAGACCGGTTATTAGCCGCACGGCTACTAGACCAGTGCACGACCGACACCCGCCCGGATGCTGCGGCGTATACCTGCCAGCCCGAGCCCCAGCCGTAGTCATTGCCGAGGTGCTGGATGGATGAGACACCGGGGACGGCCTTGTCGCCGTAGCGCCGACCCGGCTCCTTATTCGCCGGCCGAAGGAGGGTGATCATGATGCGGGCTTATAAGTGAATTCACCGACGAGATGGTCGCCGGAGTCCCACGCGAAAGGGGCTGTAGCAGTGATGGGCGCGGCCACTCCCGTGCCGGGCGCTGCCAGCAGGCGAGCAGCCGTGGTTGACCCCGAAATGGCCGAGATGCGGCCCTCCCACGTCGCCACAGCTGACACATCGTAAAGAGTCATGATGCCCATGTACTTGGTCGGCGTACGGAAGGGCGCAGCGGGCACCGGCAGAGTCATGGTCGGGATGGTTCCCACCGCTTGGCCGCTCGTGCCGATTATGTACGCGAAATTTACGTGCACGAGGTCGCCTTCGTAACGCCATTCAGCGAAAGTCAGTGCTGCCCCGCCAGTACCGATTACGAGGTTCGTCAGCGTCGGTGAGTATGTAACCCACGGTGACGTCCCGAAGCGAGCCCAGGTAGAACCGGCACGTGTATATTCAGCACCGTCAGCAAGAACGAACACGTGCTGGCCCGGTGTTGCAGTGGTATAGAGATCCCGATCATTAGCCGTGCGGAATAGGAGTACCCCGCCAGTCGTGGTCGTGTACTGGTACGTATTCGTGATGACCACGCCCGCCGAGCTGGTGGCCGTAGCAGTGGACGGGATCGTGATCGTTGCCAACTCGACCGCGCCTGCAATACCTGCGACAGACGGCTTCGTTGGGGATGCCGCTGAGGTCCCTATTGCGACGCCGAACACGGGCAGGTTGTTCGCGTCCGCATACGGTGGGACGGACTCGTTCTGCTTAAAGTAGAGCACGTCGATCCGCGAGTTTGATGCGGGGGCTGCGTCGAGAACCGGGGACTGCGCGACACCATCGTTCGACATGAACAGGGGCCCGCCGCCACGAACGGACGCGCCCTCGAATGCGGCAACGTCCAGCATCATGTCAGCGCGGGAAGTGACCAGCGCGTTCGTGTGGCGCGGAAAGATGCCCGCACGAGGGTTACCAACCGTGTCGCGGACGATCAGCCCGGCAAGCCCCTTGCGAAGATCAGCAGAATCAGCAACGCCGGGAGCGCCGGGGAAAGAATCAGTCAAGGCCACGATGGGCTCCAATCAGTTGAAGAGAAAAGATCACCAGAACGCCGGGCTGGTACGTGAAACGAGTGTCGGTGTGCCTGTGACAGCACCTAAAGAGTTGAACTGGATCTCGCGTGAGCCACTAGCAGGAACCGACCACCATTCGGACCGCGTCAGGGACCCCGACACATCCGACTGGCCGTCGATCGACGCCCGACCGGTACGCGGATTCAGGTAGACAGTGGAGCCGAGAGGGATAGGCCGCTCGAACCGCACGACCCGGCCTGTGCTCGTCTCCGTCAGCTCGAACCCACCCGATAGGCCGCCCGTGATCTCCAAGAGCGAGTACGTCTCAGCAGTCCCCGGATTCCCGGTGACGACCCGGCCAGGATTACCTGGCGTGCCGTAGTTGATCGGATACACGATTGGGTAGGCAAGGCCGCCGCCGGCCGTTGGAAGGCCGGTGGTGACCGTGACAGCTGGGCCGTACCGCAGAGGATCCGGCGCGAGCATATCGATCTCAAACGTGAAACTCTTCGAGAACTTGTCCTCTCGAACCGGAGACGACCGCACGGACACAACGCGGGACGTCGGCCCGAGATCGTCCGTCACGGTGACGGCCCCCAGCTTCCGGCGAACGACGGCCGAGTTGAACGCATTGATCATCGTCAAAACGTCAGCCCACGTTTTGCCGTCGTACCAACCCGTGACGGTGAAGACCGCTGCGGCCCGCCAATCGTCCTCGATGCCGTTGGCGCCGTCAGCCTGGGCACGCTCGTGCACGTCCGACTTCGACTCAGCGCCCGTATACCAATCACCAAGGTCGTTGAAGTAGAAATGGCCCGGGGGCATGCCGGCCTCACCCTCCAAGAAGGTGAGGCCGCCGATGGTGAACGTCGTCATGCTCAACCTGCCATCTGGTCGGTGAACTCGCGGGCGAGCTGCTTCGCGAGAATGCGCGGATCCTCATTCGGTGGGGTGGTGACGTTGATGTCGCCAGTCCAAGAAGCTCGTGCCGACGTCGACCGCGGGCCCGGCATACTGCCATTTGCGAATGACTGCACGCCATACGGCACCAGCTGGTACCCGAACTGCCCAGCGACGTCTTCGAGGATCGCCGTTGACCGGCCGCGCTTAGCCGGCGCCATGGGGATATACGCCTCGCCGCCGGTCTCGGGCTCAGCCCAGACGCGCATCGCGCCGGCACGTTCGATCTGTGCCACGTGGCGTTCGCTCGTTCCGCCGTTGGCGAAGTACTGGACGACCCCACCGTCTGCCTGCTTGACGGCAGGGAGCAGCACGCCGAGGCCATTGCCGTACGTTCCGTACGACCCCGCTGTTGTTGCCTGAATCCTGAGTGAGTCAAAGAAGACGCGGGCCTTCTCAGTCGCTTTTGCGGTCTCAATATCGATCGATGGCTGAAATCCCTCGATCTTGATTCCATAGTCGACGAGGATCTGCTCGACAGTAGCCGTGCCGGCAGAGAGCTTGGTAGCGATCTCGTTGGCCGCATCCGTTCCGAGCTGTGCGCTGGCAGCGTCAATGACAGTCTTGCTGTCGGTCAGCCGTGTTGCGAAAGCCCCGGTCGCGTTCCCCGCCTGCTCAGCGAAGAGAGTCTCAAGCCGTGCGAGCTCGTCAGACGAGGCATTGACCAGGTCAGCGACGAGCGGCGCACCCTCCGGGCCCATCTTGCGCAGTTCCTCAAGAGTGCCTTCGGACACCTTCCCAGCAAGGGAGACCATGTTCGATTCCCAGTTGTTCTGGTTATCGACCATCGTCTGCAACTCAGCGAGGTAGTCATCGAGCCCGACAGAGAACCCGTCGTAGTAGTCCTCCCACGAGTCCTTGCTGGAATCGGTTGCATCGGCAGTTGCCTGGGCAGTGTCCTTGTTCTTCTGAATGATCGTGTCGTAGGCGCCGCCGAGATCCATGAACGCAGCATCAGTGGCAGCGAGGTCGGCCAAGTGATCGGCGTCAGCCTTCGTGACGACCTCAGCAGCTGCTTTGGTCGCTGCGGCGGCCTTTTCCGTAGACGCTGCCGCTACATCGGTAGCGTCTGTCTTCTGCATCCAGATGCGTTGCGAATCTGAGACGGCATCTGACTCACCGGAGATTGCAGACATCATGAGGTCATACGCATTTAGCCTGTCAACATCCCCCTTTTTGATGTCGTCAAATGATGCTTTTACGCGCTTGTATGCGTCGGCGTTACCGAGAGCAGCGTCTGTTACATCGTCAAGGCTGACTCCGAGCTTTTCTGCTGCATCGTAGGCGCTCCCTTGACTCATCCAGAGCCACGACTTCTCGGTAGCAAGATTGGCTTTCGCAGTATCGCGCGAGTTCTCCGTGATTTTGCCAGTCAGCTCGTCGAGAGTGTCAATGTAGCTGTCAGTCTTCGCCTTGGCGTCTGCCTGCGCTGAGGCCCACGCACCGAACGTGATGGCTGCTGCCGTGATGGCGATGCCGACAATACCGCCGGCCAGTGCGGTCTTGCCCATGGTGGAGTTCAGGGTCTGGAGCGCAGTACGAAACGCTGCGATCTTCGGGACGGCGAGCAGGAACGTGCCGCCGAGTAGTAGTGCGGCACCGGTTGCGACGCCGATGGTCAGGACTGTGCCCTGCAGACCTTCGTCGAGTGAGCCGTACCAGTCGGTGACGCCGATGAGGATCTGGACCATGTCGCGCAGGACGCCGTTCGCCTGTCCGCCGGTCTTGATGAGGATGGAGTCCATGGAGCCGCCGAGCAGTTCAAGGTCTCCCATGAGGTTGTCGGTCTTGTCGGCGGCTTGCTTGGCGGCGAAGCCCTGATCGTCGACGTTGTCGGTCCACTCTTTGACGCCTTTCGCGCCGGACTTGTAGAGGATGCCGGCGGCACTGGCAGCCTCTGCACCGAAGATAGCGCCGAGTGCTGCGGAACGGGTCTGCTCGTCGAGGCCGCCGAGGCCCTTCTGCAGTTGTTCTGCAGTGTCCTGCATGCCCACGAAATTGCCGGAGGCATCGAACACGTTGATGCCGTACTTTTCCATCTCTGCGGCGCCCTTGGCAACTGGAGCAGTGAGAGACGAGATGACGCTGCGGAGGCCGGTTCCGGCCTTCTCGCCGAGCAGGCCGTTTGCGGCCAGCAGTGCCAGCGTGCCAACGGTGTCTTCGAGGGGGATGTTGAGTCGGGCGAAGCTGACGCCGATGTAGCCGAGGCCGAGGGAGAGGTCTTCGACCGAGCCTTGCGCCTTGCCCGCGCCGGCAGCGAGCAGGTCGGCGACGTGCCCGGCCTGATCGCCAGCCAGCCCGAAGACTGACAGGGTCGTGGCGGCGATTTCAGCGGCCCGGGCTACTTCCAGCTCACCAGCAGCTGCGAGGGCCAGTGAGCCAGCCAGGCCACCCGCGAGGATGTCACTGACAGCCACGCCAGCCTTGGCCAGTTCGGTCTGCGCCTGCGCGGCTTCCCGCGCCGAGTAGATCGACGATGCGCCCAGCTCGATGGCCGACTCCTTGAGCAGCTTCTGCTGCTCAACCGTCGCCTGCGTAGCTGCCGTCGTCTTGGAGCTAGCCTCGTCGAACTTGGCATACGTACCAACGGCGATTCCTGCGACGGCGAGGAACGCCGCACCGATGCCGAACGCAGCGGTACCGATGACCTTGCCAGCCTCATCTGACTGCTTCTTGAGCGCTGCTACCTCTGACGCGGTCTGTTTGACCTTGGGCGCGGCCGTGGCTGATTCGTCGCCGAGCTTCTTCGTTGCTGTGCCGGCACCCTCGACGGGTGCCTTGGCGTCCTTGCTGGCCTTGCCGGTCTTGTCGACCTCGGTGCCGAGTGGGGCGACCTTCTTCGACGAGGCCTCGGCGGACTTGCCGAGGTCAGAGACTGCCTTGTCAGCGGCTTTCGCGTCCTGCTGGAATACCTCCGCTCCCATCATCTGAAGGGCGAAGCTGATTGCGCCTGCGTTGAACACCGGCCATCACCTCTTTCTGTAACCAGGACGACTCGGGGTCGTCGATGAGGCGGTGAATGGCGGACCTGACGAAATGCCATGTGCGGGTGTCGAGCGCCCGGTCAAGGTCCGGGATGAGGCCGTGCTGGGCGAGGTCGAGTTCGACCTCGCCGAAAAACTGCGGCAGTACGAGAGTCCAGAGCTCTATTGCGGTGATGCTCCGGGCGTTGGTGTCGACTGCTTCGGTTTGCGTGACCGCTTGGCGGCCGGCAGCTTGTCGACGGTCGTAGTACTCGCGTCGGTAGGCCGGATAGGTGCCTGTAACCGGATCAGGTGTTCCAAGGCCCCACTTGGCGCGGTCTGCGTTGGTGAGATCCCCAAACTCATGGTCAGGAGCAGGAGTGCTTTTTTTGCGCCAGCCATGCCTTCACCGCCGGTCAGGTAGGCGTTGACGCCATCGAGGCCGAGCACGGTTTGCCAGTAGAACGCGGGGAGCAGGACGGACTGACCCTCGGTGAGGCTGAGGTCTTCCTGCACCTGCTCGTACACCTCGGGCCCGACAGCTTCGGCGAGTAGGGCTTCCATGTCGGTGCTGGGGCGTTGGCTGGCGCAGACCTCAAGGAAGAGGTTCGTGAGTGCCTGGCCGCGGCGGCCGCTGAGCGGTTTGATGACGAAGGGCTCGTCGATGCCGTCGATGTGGATGTGGAGGTTACGGCCTTCGAGTGATGCGGTGGTGGTCATAGTGATGTCTCCCTGCAGAGGTTGGTGCGGATGGTGGGGCCCCGGGCGGCCAGTGACGGCCGCCCGGGGTGGTGCTACGCGCGGATGTAACCGAACGAGGTGCTGTCGCCAATGGCGTTGGTCAGTACGATCGGCGCGGACCCGGCAGTGCCGGCGGGCATTTCGAGCACGACGATGTTCGGCTCGCCGGGGATCTGCTCGATCGACGTGATCGTGACAGCGCCGATGGTTGCGGCCGTGATGTTCGCGACGTTGTAGCCGCGCACAAACACGCTCTCGGTGGCTGCAGCCTGCGTGGGCAGCGCAGACTCAACGATGGGAATTCCGGACCCGGAGATGGGGCTGGTGATGATGCCAACCGGGCCGTCGCTGGTGAGGGTGAAGGACCAGACGAGCTTGTCCTTGAATCCGGTGGTCGACTTGACCGCGGCGACCGAGTACGAACCCTCGAGCGCGATCATGTTCTCGTCGCGGCCGTCGAAGGTCTGGGCGTCGAGCTTGTTGTCGGCACCGGTTGAGCGGGCGACCTTGAGCAGCTCGACGAGCCATGCCTGGGCGATGCGGCCGAGGCTGTCGCGCACGCCTTCCACGGTGAACGTGATGACCTGCGTGTAGGCGAGAACGTTGGTGCTGTCGGTGCCCTTGAGACCGTAGGCCTCACGCTGCACGGTGACCGGGGTCGGAGTGTTGACGAGGGCGTTGACGTCGCCGGTGATGTTCTCGAAGACACCGGCGCGCTTGACGCGGACGATGTCTTCGTGGGCGAGAGCGAGAGTGCCGTCGGTGACGACGGTGTTGTCGAAGATGGTGCTGGTCATGGGGTCTCCAATTGGGGTGATGCCGGGCATGCCGGCTGAACCCCACACGGTTGTGGGGAGGTTGATGGGGTGTTATTGCGGGCGACGGCCGGTCATGTGAAAGGTCTGGATCGTGGCGCAGCGGCCGGAAGAGTCGGCGGAGAGCGAGAGCGACGAGAACAGCTCGCACCAGGCGACATTCATCCCGGGCGGCACGTTCTGCTTCTGGTCGAGGGTGCCGCTGATCAAAGCCGCGAAATTCTCGGCGGCGATGCTAGATCCTTTGATGCGGGATATGACCTGTACGCGGTACAGCATCCCGGCGCGGCCGTCAGCGATTGGCGAGAGCCAGGACAGCACGATGCAGTTGTCGAGAGTTGTGGGCAGCGTCGGGCCGTTGGTGTAGATGCCGCGGTCGGTAGATGCGTAGTTGGACGTGGAGTACACGCCGGCTCCCTGGTCCGCGAGGTACTGCGCGAGAACCCGGCGAAAGATGATCGGGTATGCGTCAGGATCCGCCACGTTTGGCCTCCGTCTCAACGATCTTGCGCAGCTCGTCGGCGTTCTGCAGGGCCGGGTCGGACAGATAGTGCGACTTGCGGCCGTTCTGGAAGTTCGAGTTACCCATGTAGTGGCGGCCGAGGTTGTCGACGAGTTCGCCGTCCTCATGCCATCGGGCCGCGTAGGGCGTGTCGTACGTGACTAGGGTCTCGTCGCCGAGCGTGGTGGCCGGGTCGACCTCGCCTGAGGCGATGAGGGTGCCGCCGCCGCCCGAGTCGAGCGGCGCCTCGGCAGCGGACAGGCCGAGCAGTCGTTCGCCGGCGAGGTTCTGCCCCTTGATCGCACCGAGCAGTATGTCGGCGATCATGCCATCGAGGTTGTTGGTGAAGGTGACGGCCGCGCGAATCTCGGCTGGCATTGTGCCTCCTAGATGTACAGCTCGACGTGGGTGGGCGCGCCCTTGTAATCCAAGAGGGCGCTATTGATGACTTCCGCTTCGTGCTCGCGGGGAGTGCCAGCCCACACGGTGACGCGGGAGCGAGGCAGAGTGTCGTCCTCGACGAGCAGAACGACGAACGCTGTCGAGGTGATCTCCTGGCCAGCGGTCGATGAGGTCGAGCGGCGGTCGACGATGAGGCGTGACTTCTGCTCGACGTACGCGGGCGCACTCACCGGGTCGGCCCATGTTGACCCCTCCGAGCCTTCGCCGGTCAGGCGCACGATGCTCACCGTGTGGGGAAGGTGCGACTTGCGCAGGCGGGCCACTACCGGTGCCAGACGGTCGAGCCGCGCAGGCCAGCGTTGGTGAGGATCGCAATGGCGCGGGTGCCGATGCGGGCCGCTGTAGCCTCGCCAGCGCTCTGGCGGGAGGAAGTCGTCCCCAAAGACACGGAGCCGATCTTCACAGCGCCAAGGCCTGCCTCAGCGCCAGTCGGATCGTCTGTGACCTCCCAGTGCACGACGATCGCGCACGTCGCCTCGGTGAACGCATCCGATATGTCAGCGTCGGTGGGGTATCCATCCTCGTCGGTGGCGAACAGCGAGCGGGTGGTGAGAGATTCGACCTCGATGGATGCGGCACGGAGGCGTTTGAGCAGCTTCGCATCGTCGCCGTTGAACGGGTCTTCGGCCTGGGCGGTGTAATCGACGGTGGTGGCGTAGACGCGCTGGGCCATGTTTAGACCTCCTGAGCGGTGGCAGTCGGCGACTGCGCTGCGATCGCGGCGAGGATTGCGGACTTCGTTCTGGCGCTGCCAATGTCGATGCCCTTCTCTGCCACATGGGCGATGAGCTTGGCTTTCGTCCAGTCGGACAGGTAGTCGAGCGGCTCTTCGACTTCGTATCCGTGCATCAGGTAGGCGTCGCGCAGGTTCGGGTCTTCGGTGAGGTCGACCTCGGCGTACCCGTCATGAAAGACGACACCGCCGAGACGATCGGTGAATGTGCCCGGCTGTGGGTTCGGGTGCTTGATGCGGGACATGAGGCCTCCGTGAGGTTGAGCCACCCCGCCCTGTACAGGCAGAGCGGGGTGGGGAATGTGGGCACCGAAACTTCTGTCGCTTGGTGTCGATATGGTGAGCGGCATGAGCAGATCCATCGAATCCCTGCGCGCCATGAGCGATGCGGAAGTTATTGCCGAGCACGACTTGGCAGCGCAGCACACATCCGTAGGGACGGGCTACTGGGTGGACGAACTCGAGCGTCGTTCGCGAGATCGCTCCACTGCCGCGAGCAACCGCCTAGCGACAGCGTCGTTTTGGCTATCAATCGTGAGCACGGTGATCGCCGTTGCTGCGGTGATGGTGTCGATTCTCTACTGAGGCTTGCCACGGATGTGGTCAACCCCGCAGGCCCACCTGAGGTGCGTGTGGGGCTACGGCTTGCCGTCAGCGAATGCGAGTTGCTCGCGAGCGGATGCCCGGGCGCGGCCGGTAACTTCGATGTGCTCGCGCATCTGCGCCTGCTTGGCGCGGACCTTGATGGCGGCCCGCTTCTGCTCGGCAGGATCGCCAGAGACGACCTCGCGCCGTTTGTACTTGCGGATGTCGCGCTCGATGGAACGTTGTTTCTCGCGGTCGGCCTCGGCTTGTGGGTCGTACTGCTGGCCCTCCTGGGGAATGGTGAGTCCCGGCATGTACGCGATGTCCTGGTGTCGGCAGTTGGGGTGATGGAGGCCTGCGCCGCGTGCGGCTTCGATGGTGGCGACGATCTGCACGGTGATGTGCTCGTCGCTCGTCGCATGCTGCACAACGACGGTCCCTGTCGTCCCGTCAGTGGAGAGGATCTTCCCCACCCACGGTGCGCACTTCGAGCACGAGTCGCCCGCGCCGACGACAGTGATCAGGTTCACGCCGACCTGCTGCATCCGCCACACGCCCGCATCGTTGAACGCCCGGTTGACAGCGGTACGGCCGGCCATTTCGGCGTAGGAACCGATGCGCCAGTTGCGGCCGGACTTGTCGACGAACCCGGTGATGCCCTCGGACAGGAACCGCTGCACCGAAAGCTGCTGGGAGGCGAGGTTCGTGCCGGCGCCGAGCAAAGTGTTCGCGGCTGTGAAGGAGATGACGCGCTGGTAGGCATCCTGCGGGTAGCGAGCGATGCGCAGCGCCATGTCTTCGAGGCGGGACGTGAGGTCCATCGTCAGCATCGTCGCCGCCTGCGATGACGTCCCGGTCAGTGCGGTGGTCTGGGGGAGACGGGGAGCCATGCCGAGACGTGCGGCCGCGGCGGCCTCGCCCTCCTGCCATGCCTGCGTGATGACCTCGAGGGCGAGATCACGGCTGTGGAACTTCTCGGCCATCTGTGCGGCGAGGTACTGCAGCTCACGGATCGACTGGGCCCGGGTAGCAGCCAGCTCGGCGAGAGCCTTGTTGCGTTCGGCCGCGCGAGCGAAGAGATCCGTCATGTGCGGCGTCATTGCCGTGGTGCGGATGGTCTCTTGGAGTTCGAGGTCCCGGTACGCTCGGACGGCGACCTGCTTGATCAGCTCGTCCTCAGCGCCGGCGTACCGGGCTGCGAGGTTCGTGCCGAGCTCCTCAATGAGGTCCTCAGCGGGAAGGCCAGGCGGGTCGGGAACGTATTGAGCCACCGGCTGGCCTCCCTGCTACTAGATCAGACGCGCGGCGGCCAAGACCAATGGCCCGGCTTCGGATCCTCGGAGAACGGCACCTCCTGATTGAAGAAAAACCCGGAGGGGCTCAGCACGCACAGCCCTACGACCTCGACCGGATCAGCGCCGGGGGCCAGCTGCGCACTCGTGACCTCGGTGATGATCGCAGCGCGCGGCTCGGGCAGGTACTCGCCGCCCGGCGTGCCGTACGAGCGGTAGTGAACGGCGCGGCCGATGCTGGGCACGCTCACTTGGCGCGGCTCTTCGTGGTCTTCGGTGCGACCACGTCGACGGTCTCGGTGTCGAGCGCCTCGCCGGTCTCGGCGGCGGCGGACTCGGCTCGCTCCTCCTCGGTAGCTCCCGCTTCGAGGGTGGCCGTCTCTTCGTCGGTGGGCTCGCGGTCGGGCGTCTCGAGCGGCTGGAGCAGTCGCTCGGCGTCCTGGGCAGCCTCGGCCTCGATCGGGTCGATGCTCTCCCAGCGGTCGAGCGCTTCGAGGTCCGGGCGGGGCTCGTCGGAAATGACGATCTGATTGCCCGACTGAAGCGAGCGGTATGCGTGAGCCATGATTCTGTTCTCCTACCTGCAAGGTGATGAGTGTGAGGGGGTGCGGGCGGCCGAGTGAACGACCGCCCGCAAGGGTGGAGCTACGCCGCGTCGGCGCCCTTGAGCAGCACGGCGCGGTTGGCGTCGAGTGCCTTGACACCGAAGAGCATGTCGGCCGAGAGGACGGTCTGCTTCTTGATGATGTCCCAGCCGTACGAGATGCGGATCGACAGGCCCTTGTAGCTGACCACGGCGACCTGGCCGACGTTGGCGCCGGCGGGCATCTGCAGCGGGGCGGAACCGAAAGCGAACGCGGTCTTGTGGAACGCGAGCCCGATCTCGGTCGTGGGCTCACCGCTGGCCGGGGTGCCGGCGGCCTGGCCGACGTTGCCCGTCTGGAAGGTGTCGAACCCGAACAGGTTCTTGCCGATCGAGCCTTCGCGCAGAGCCGCAGTCGAGCCCGACTTCTCCGCGTGCTTGACGAGGTCGCTGTTCAACCAGCGCGCCTTCGTGGTCGGGCCGACGACCGCGAACCGGTCCTGCACAGGGACGGAGCTGAGGTCGAGCAGACGCCCGGCCTCGATGAGGACCTCGGGCTGGTCCCAAGTCTCGCCGTTCGCGGTCGCTTCGGTGCCGAACCCGGCGACCTGCGTCACGTTGTCGCGCAGGCTGAGGAGCGTCTGATCGATGTCCTGAGCGATGGCGGCCATCATCGGGGTGAGTAGCTGGGTGCTGAAATCCTTGATCTTCAGCGTCATGTCCTCGTCGGTGACAGCCACAGATACGTCGGCGATGTCGTTGACGACGACCGGGATGCTGGTCTCGGCCGCGTTCTGCAGCTCGACGCCGTTCGCACGGTCGAAGCGCTTGGACTGGAACACGGCCGGCACGCGAATGTCGATCGTGTTGCCCTTGGCCTTGGTCGAGAACTCAGTGGTGAGGTCGGTGTGCACGAGGCCGTGCATCGGGGTGGATTCGTACAGGGTAGCGAGCGCCTCTTCGGCGATCTCCTGCATGGTGAGGAAAGTGTTACCAGCCATGGTGGTGGCCCTTCTGCGCTAGTTGGAAGCGCGGTTTTCGCGGATCGCCTTGCGGCGTTCGTCGATTGAAAGCGGGCCCGGGGCAGGCGTTCCGCTCGGTGGTGCTCCTCCGCTGGACGGGGCCACCTGGACGGCGCGCAGCTTCGGGTTCTTCTCGATCTCCGACTTGACGACAGCAGCCACCTGGGCTTCGTAGTCAGTCGCGGTTGGATCGATGTCTTTGAGCGAGCCCTCGGAGATGAGGACTGCGCGGACCATGGCGAAGTCGCCCTGGTTGGCTGTGGATGCGCCTTCGATGGCGTCGCGCTCGGCCCGAGTGCTGCGTTCACTGGCGAACTGGTCACGCTCGGTCTTGAACGTGTCTCGCTCTTCAGTGAGTGCGGCGATGATCTGGTCGGGGGTGAGTGCGGCAGCATCCTTGACGATGCCGAGCTGCTTGCCGAGTGCGTTGGCCCAGTCGGTCTTGCCGGCGGCGAGTGCGTCGGTGATCTGGGTTGCGATGGCAGCCTTGTCGTCGGTGCGGTTCTTCGCGTTCTCCTTGCGGAGCTTCTCGACGTAGGCGAGGTCGAAGGTCTTGCCGCCGTCAGCGGAACCTTCGATCGGTTCTGGTTCGGCGGGCGGGCCGGGCTTCGGCGCGACGGGCTCAGCAGGCGTGGCCGGCACGACCGGTTCAACGGGAGCCACCGGGGGGGTGGCGGGCACAGCCGGTGTGCCTGGTGCGCCGCCGTCTTCCCCCACGGCAAAGCGGATGCCCATCAGGGCGAGCTTTGACGGGCGGAGAGGGCCGAACGTGTGATTGCGGATGATCATGGTGCTCCTTCGCGGCGCCTGGCCGCATTGGTTACGACTGCCCCTGCGGCAATCGGTACAGAGTGGGTCAGCCGGTGAACGTGGCAGGATCCAGTGCAGGACCCATGTCGTTCTCGGCTTTGATGAGGTTCGCCTCGGTCTCGGCTTCGGCCGCGGTGAGGTTCGGCTGTACAGCACGCACACCCGAGATGATCGAGCGGACCTTGGCGAGCATTTCCGCCTGCGTCGTCTGCGCCCGAGTGAGCGGGTTGATCTGCGACACCTCGGCGAACGTGATGCGCGGCAGGTCCTCGATGAGTGCGCCGCCCTTGCCGGGGAACACGAGCGCATCGATGGCCAGCGCAGTGCGGGCGAGACGAGCGAGAGCAGGCCGGACGTACAGCGCCTTCTTGTCGCGGGTGCGCTCACTGTCGGCCTTGTCGTCGGTGACCTCAGTCGCCGTCTTCGTGCCTCCGTCGTGGACACCGAAGTGCGACACGGAGTAGCCGGTGGCCGTGGCGATCTCCCGCTTGAGCGCGACGATCGTGTCGAGGTGCTCCTGAACGCGGATCGCGAACTGCGAGATGGTGATCTGTCCGCCCTTGCCGTCGTCGACGAGCCCGCCGAGAGGCGAGTACACCTGACGGTTCATGTCGAACTGTGCGCCCTGGCCGCGGCCGTTGAGCTGCAAGTACGACTCGGGCACGGACAGCCGGCCCATGCCGTTGTCGAAGTCGCGCATCAGGCTGCCCCACAACGAATTGATGCGGGTGAACAGCGGCTCGATGCCGAAGTAGTCCGAGCGGCCGAGGTTGGCGAGGTCGCCTTTCCGGTCCCAGATCGGGTGCGGCAGCATGTTGGGCATGTGCTCGACGGTGAGGTACGGCACGCCCGTCTGTAGGACGACGTCCATGGTCTCGGCCATCGGCAGCGACTGCGCGTCAACGACAGGCATCAGCTTCAGGTAATGCTCGGTCTCGCTGATGGTGTTGAGGGGAACCTGCCGGCCCTTGTCAGCCTTGTCGCCCTTCCACAGTGAGAAGGTGATCACCCCGACCTCGTGGCGTTCCATGAGGCGGTAGCAGTCGTCCTTGCGCTGGTACTCGGACCAGAGAGTGACGGCGGACAGTGCGCCGTGCCGCCACTCGGGGATGGCGCAGTCGGCCCGGTACGCACGGAACCAGACGTTGTCGCGGAATGCTTTGTCCCACACGACGGCGAGGTAGGCCCAGCCGTGAGCGGCCGAGTACTCGCCACCGCGCAGCAGTTCAGCATGCGCCGCGTCGGACGACATGATGACGTCGAGGCGAGCCTGCGCATCCTTCCGCTCCGG